GCTTTTTCAGTGCCTATCTTTCTCACAACATGGGTAACGCGACGTCTGTAGTACAGAACTTTAACATCCAAGGTGATGGCAATCACTTTGCACCTTCAGCCGAAACCACATCATCCGCTGTACCCTCCCTTTCATTAAATCCTGGTTTGCTCAATCCCGGCGGCAAAGCTTGGACTTTGATTGACGCGTCTCTCAATGCATCGGATCCATCTTCCCTGCGGTTAATGACTTCGGCTGATCTGTCTACGCTGTCCCAATCTGCTGTTGGTAATTCTACTGGATTCCTACCAACTTCGGGCATGTATGCTCTGACCACTAAGGAGACATTAAGTGTTGTGACGGATCATGCTATAGCACAGTTTGAAAAATTGCAGATGGCCTGTGAGTTAGATCGTGATTATTTGGATGCTCGCGGCGTATCACCTGAATCTGTTAACATCCATAACTATATAGTGTATGTCGACTGTTTCGTGGGCGTTTCTGCTCGCCAAGCCGCATCAAACTTCCAACAACGTGTGCCAGTTATAACCAAATCCAGGATGACTCAATTCATGACATCCGCACAGAATATTCTACAGGTACTTGGTCCCTGGGAGCGTGATATTCGTGAATTGCTTACTATCATACCCACTTCTACTACCGCTGGCAAGTTATCATGTGACATGAGGTCAGTAGTTAGTTTCGTCGATAGTCAGCTATCAGATACGAGTTTGTGCCGCCTCTACCCAGAATGTGCTGCAGCAGCCGTGGCTAGAAGGAATGGTGGAATACGTTGGAAGCAGGCTGATAGTGATGAAGCCCCTTCTCTTGCTACTAATGACATAGCTGCTTCAACGATGGGAGCCCTTGCTAATACTACTCCTCTCTCGGAGAAGTCTAATTCCGGCGAAGAGTCCATGCGTCTAGTGAATGATGTGGGCGTAGACATTATGAGCTCCCGAGGCCCCATTAGTTCCTCCGTGTGGTCCCGTACTGTTGAACCTAAATCTTACAATATTAGGACACTTCGTGTGGAAGAAGCGTTATGGCTGCGTGAGAGTCAGGCTACTGCTGGTTTCGACGTCTCATACACTCTGCCTGATCAAACTACCCAGAAGCATTTTTGGCTGCAGAAAGGCTCTACTGTGATCAATCTTGAGCAAACTGGTAGTATGATGTTCGAAGTAAACGTGTCTGGCAAGGATTACAAGAAAGGCTCTTTCGATCCTGATAATCATAAGTTGGTTCTTCTTGTGATGCAATCCAAGATACCCTTTGAATCTTGGACAGGGGCGTCCCAAATTGATGGTATTGCACAAGTAGCCGAGGTGACAGTGCACGCAGCTGATAGTTCTACGCCTAGCCGTAAGATCATAGGGGAGACGTCACTATCCTACTTGTTTGAGAGAGAAACGGTTACCACCGCCAACACTGAGGTTAACACTTACCTCCTATGCACGTGGCAGCTTGATGACGCACAAAGTAATGGCGACAATGCGTGGCCCGACGCATGGGATGCAATCACTACCTTGACGTCATTAACTTCGGGAACTGTGACGATTAAAGGGACATCCGTAGATTCCGTCACTCCGGTTGATTTAGTTGGAGCTTATACACCTGAAGCCCTTTCCGCAGCCCTTCCAAACGATGCCGGCCTTATACTCGCGGATAAAGCTACGAAGCTGGCTAATGCCATTAAGAAGGAAGATGATTCTGTTATTGATGAATCGTCACCTTTTAGTACTCCGATTCAAGGTGTGTTAGCGGTTCAGCAACTGGACACCGTTGGTACACGAGGTGTACGAACGATTCAGCCCCCAGCGTTTCTAAAACGTGTTGCCTCTCGAGCTTTGCATATGTTTCTGGGTGATCCCCATTCTATCCTCAAGCAAACTACGCCTGTGCTAAAAGATCCTGAAGTCTGGACTGGATTCATTCAAGGCGTGCGAGATGGCATCCGTACTAAATCATTGTCCGCGGGAGTGAGATCTGTTTATAATAACGTCACCGCAACACAGTCCGTTCAAACGTGGAAGCAGGGGTTTCTGACTAAAATACAGACGTTGTTCAAACCATCGTGAGGTGCTAAGGCCTCTCTCCGCGGCGGGTCGGTGGGCACGTCGTGGTGATGCTGAATGCACGGGGGGGTGACGCCCTCTGGATTGGCACGTTACTCATC